CAGAGCATGTACGAGGTAATGGCGGAAATGATGCACATTGACGAAAGCACAGTAGAAGAAATGTGCGAAGGAGGGCCAGGGATGTTCGTTCTTTCAAACAAGAGAAAGATAAACGGAGCAAGCATTATCCTCTACAACGAGCAGTTAGCGCAGCTGTCTGAAAAACTGAATGATGATCTGTTGATTATGCCGTCAAGCATACATGAGGTGCTTGCAGTACCAGCATCATCTATGAATGCCATAGACTTGAAACAGATGGTTAGAGAAGTGAACGATACAGAAGTTTCAGAACAGGAAATATTAGGATATTCGGTTTACAGATATAACAGAAAAACAGGTGTAGTCGAGGTAGCCGCATAAGCGACTTCTCGTTTTAGGAGGTCGTTATGGTAGAAATTTTGAAAGACTCAGTAATCAGAGTACAGTCAAGCATGAATGAGTGGATGGACTGCGTGTTTGTGGTAAGCAAAGAGGACGAGGAAAAGGCACACGAGGTACTGAGCAAAGCCTGGGACAGTTTTTGGAAAGATGGAGACGGCTGGTGCTATGGCAATTACCTGGAAGCCAAAATGGTTGAAGCAGGGATTGCGTTTGATGCGTACTATGCTGACACAAACGAATAGGAGGTGATGATTGATGGCTTATACATGGGCCGGAATGAGAAAGTTGACATGGCAGGAAGTCAAGGAACTTCACAAGAAGGGAAAACTGGCTGGATATTACAAATTGTACGAGGATGGTTCAGAGGCGGTGATCGACAGTAATTACGATTTCATCGACGACATCTTGGACCACCAAGAAAAAGGTGGTGAGTTCGGAGAAAAGATTGACACAGTAGACCTGGAACTGGCAGACGGAAAGAAAATAACAGCACCGGCGGTCGTGGACGTATCGGCACTCGGATGCATGGATGAGCTGGAATATGAGCTGTGGCACGTGATCGAGAACTACATGGCTCAGTTCGGTATCAGAACGCAGGACGACGAACCGGACTGGGCGACAGTCAAGGCGGTGCAGGAAAGCATTTTTACAGCATTTACAGACGCAGGCGTGGATTTTAAGTTTGGATATGAAGAAAGAGTTGCGCAAGCAATAAAACAAGCGAGAAAGGACGGAGAGAAGGTATGAGAAGTGCAAAAGAAATTACGGAGTCATTGGAAATTGCAAAGGGATTATGCGAAGGAAAAACAAACGAGAGCTGGAATGCTAGAAAAGCCGGCAGAGTTATGGCAGAACTGATTGCACATTTCAAGAAAAAAGAGATAGAGGAGCAGTACGACAGGGTTCAGATTATTGCGACGGTTGTTATATCTAAAGAGGACATAGACGACATCATGGTGTCAGCACTGGAAGGTGGAATTACTTACTGGGCTGATAAAGCAGAGCCAAGGTGTGGGATAGAGTTTAATTTTGCAAGTGATGTTATCTCAAAAGGCGGTTCAATCCTCATTCACGATAATGAGGAAGATGCGACGTATGAATTGACAAAGGCGAAACTCCTGCAGGGAATTAGAATGTATGCAGAACAGCCTAAGAGCAGTGATATTTTCGAGGTGATCGATCATGAATTACATATTGACTGCGGTATGGTAGATGCGGAGGTTGCGGATGCAATCATTCAGTACGCTTTGTTTGGAGAAATAATTTACGGTTAGGAGGCGAGACTATGGCAGCATTAGTGGTATTTACGTTCTTGGTAATCGTTGGAGTTGGAAACAGAAAGTAGGTGTAAGAGGTGAGCAAAGGAATAGTGACAGACTATCCGGAAATCTGTTTTATCTGCGGCAGACCGTCGGAAGCCGAGCATCATTTGGTGTTCGGCACCGCCGGTAGAGAACTGAGTGAGAAAGACGGATTGAAAGTGCCGGTATGTAACGACTGTCACAATATGGGAGAAATCCTAAAGAGAATACACGGAAACCCTATGGCAGAGAGAATGTCAAAGATTATCGGACAGCTGGCCTGGGAAAAGGAATACGCCCTGCAGAAGGCGGACGAATTTGCACGAATAATCGATGCGGACCGAAAGGAAGGCGAAGTAAAGCAGATTATTCATAAAGGCGGTAGAGAAACCTTCCGAAAGAGGTACGGCTGTTCGTATTTGTAGAAAGGAGTGGATCAGATGCTAGGTGGAGGACCATACGAGGCGATCACCTGCCCGGAATGTGGCAGTACGATGTGGAATGGTAGATGCGAAAATCCGGATTGCAAGTATCACTGGCATCCGGTAGAAGAGGAGGAAGAGGACGAATGACGCTCAGAGAAAATGCGGCGGTACTGGAAACGTACCTGCACAATATCCGGAACATTGAAGAGATACCACCTGGCCCGGTAGAACTGGACGTACTGGATGCGGCAGTAGAGGCTATGAAAGCTGCAGTTGAAAATGTGGAGTACGGAGCATTTGCCTGGGACAAGCAGAGAGGCGTGTTCGTTCCAATAGGCAGACCAGTACTGGCAAAGCAGCTGTGTTTGAACCGATACCAGGAGAGAGTAAGAAAAGGAGAGATACCAAGTTGGATTGATCCGGAGAAGTTCAAGATTTTGGAGAGAACGGTCGCAGAGATTGCAAGCGACTGGAAGGAGGCAAATGATGAATAAAACAGTAAATTTATTTGTGTTAGCTGGATACTGGGAATGCTCGGACGACATTGGGGTAACTGTGGTTGCGATTTCCAGCGATGAGAAGCAGCTGATTGATAGACTGGATCAGATAGCAGACACCCAGGCAAAGGAGTATGTGAGCATTGAAGGCAGCATTCTGATGGAAGAACATACAGACACCAGGTACGAAATCAGCGGAGGCATCAGCGGCAATGCAAGGTTCTACATCACAGAAGAGCCTGCAGTAATTAGCGAGTCACTTATGGGTGAAATCAGCAGAGCAATGAGTGAGAGCGACAGAACTGAGGACGTAAAGAATTATCTGCAGGGATTGTATGAAAACGAAAACCTGGACGAAGAAAAGTACGAGGAACTGGTAGACAGCGAAGAGTTCCTGCAGAAGGCAGTCGAATTATTCGATAAGATGGAGGACTGCAACACGCCGTTCAATACAACGATGGAGTTGGCGGTAGACGAAGCAAGGAAGGAGATGGCAATATGAAGAATACATTAGGAGACTTGAATAACCACCTGTTCGCTCAGCTGGAAAAGCTGGGAGACGATGATCTGACAGGAGAGGAGCTGGAAAGCGAGTTAAAGAGAACCGACGCTATATGCGACATCAGCGAGCAGATCATCAAAAATGGAGAGTTGCAGTACAAGGCGATGAAGCACATGGACGAGTATGGGTATGAGAGACAGAAAGCAGTTCCGGAAATGCTCGAAGTTCATGCGGGGGGGGGGGGCAAACCATAAATGAGAGGCTGGCCCGAAGAAGTGATCGCTTGGTTGCATGAGAATGTTCCGGGCAGAACCACGAAACAGATTACAGAGCTGATAAATCAGCAGGGGTTCGATAAGAAGTACGGAATGACATTTTCTGATGCAGCTATAAAGGGTGCGAAGAACAGGTACGGCATAAAGAGCGGCACCACCGGCGGAGTCCCGAAGGGGTACTCCCTCAAATATCCGGAAGGAATGGAAAGCTACATCCGGAGTATTGCACCAGGGAGAAAGACGAAAGAAATTGCAGAACTGGTGTCAGCACATTTTGAAATAGAGTTCAGTGAGAAGCAGTGCAAGGCATACAAGAAGAACCATGACATCATCAGTGGCGTTGACTGCAGGTTTGAAAAAGGACACGTTCCAGCCAACAAGGGAAAGCCAATGAGCCAAGAGCAATATGAGAAGTGCAGGGCGACGATGTTTAAGAAAGGCGATGTCCCGGCAAACCACATGGAAGTAGGCGAGTACACACATACGACAGACGGTTATCTTATCCGGAAGGTTAAAGAAACCGGTCCACAATGGGAAAGGTTCGAGTTTGTTCATAGGGTAGTATGGGAAGAACACAACGGACCAGTCCCCGAAGGTAAGATGGTATCGTTCCTGGACGGAAACAAGGATAACTGCGATATAGTAAACCTGGTGCTGATTAACAATGCAGAGAACCTGGAAATGAACAGAAGCCGGTTAAGGTTCGCTGATCCGGAAAGAACAAAGACCGGCGTGCTGGTCGCAAAGGCAAGAGTAACAGTCAGACAGAAGAAAAGGAGAAAAACAAATGGAGATTAAAGCGGCGAATGCAGAGGAGACGATCCGCTGCATCCTGGACGGAGAGAAAATGACCCAGCAGGATTTAGCAGACAGGATGGGAATTACGAGACAGAACATCAGCCAGTCTCTCAATCGAAACGCTAAGAGCATGAGATACGACAGCTTCTCAAAGATGGTAGCAGCTCTCGGTTACGAAATTGTTGTAAAAAAACTTTGATAAAATACGCAAATTAGAAGTAAACCTATTGACAAATACGCAGTTGCGAAGTATAATATATACATAATCAAACAATACTTAAAGCGATGGAGGTAGTCGGTATGAAGGTTTTTAGAATGGCAGATGTTGAGAAGATAGAAAAGATGCTTGCGGACGGAAAGACGGTGGTTGTAGAGTGGTACACACCTTACGAAGCAGGCAACAAGGTAGAGACAGTCAAGTACGTAAGATGGGATGGCTTGGTATTCACAACTGGCGACTGTGTTTACACAGGGATAGACAAACTGATCGACATTAGAGAGGCGGCATAGAAATTTTTTTACCCAAAGAACTCGCAAATGAGTGTTTCACGTGAAACACAGTTCGCAAATTTGAAAGGAGCGTATTTGTATGAAGGAAGTATTAAAGAAGTTAAGAGTGTTAGAGGCTGAAATGGAAGAAGCCGAGAACCAGTCAGAGTATTGGATGGAAGAAGAACACCTGGATACGGAAAAGTCAGACAGCTACGAGGCTGAGGCAGACAGATTGTACCAGGAAGTGTACAAGATGCACAACCAGGTGGCAGATTTCATCGTAAGTCTCACTTCCGGCCAGATTGACAAAGTGACAGCAATGTTGATGATGCGTCAGAGAAGATCAGACGTAGAGAGAATTTTAGAGATGGCGTAGGAGGGTAACAGATATGATGAAATCAGAGTTTATCGAGAGAACAGGGTTTGAGCCGACCGAGGCAGAATACAGAGAAATTGAAGCAGAATACATGGGATGCGACATCGACAAAGACGAGTTCTGCAAGACATGGAAAAAGCAAGGTGGCATTCAGAGACTGATGAGACTCCGTGCGAGAAGAATCGAGGAACTCGAGGCAGAACTTGTAAAAGAGAAGAATGACTACGACAGAATGGATGCTCAGTATTGCACAAAGATTAATGAACTTAAAAAGCAGATTTCAGATGATGGACTGGCTCTTAATAGCATGAATGCTCAGATGGGATTGATGAGAAATAAGGCTGCGGGAGAAATTGAGGAATTACTCAAGAGAGCGACCGAGGCAGAAAGAAAACTGGCAACCCTCAAAGAGGCATTCGATATCATCACAGGAAAGGAGACGAAGTAATATGGCATTATTAGAGGTTAGGACAGAGTGGGCGGTTTACAAGAACTGCTTCCTGCAGGTGGCGAGATACCAGGCAGATAACAGCAGGGCAATCGAGATTTGGAACAACGAGGACGGACCTATTGCAAGAATCACGGTATGCATCACAGGAAGCGGACTTGCAGAGGACGAGACAGTGATCGACACGAATAATTGCCCTTGGGCGATGGAGTTTATCAAGCAACACGGCTTTGGGCAGGCTACCGGCAGAATGGTAAGAAGTGGTTACTGCACATATCCGGTAGTAAAGCTGGACATTGAGAAAATCGGTGAGTATTTGGAGGTGGCGTAATGGAAAGAGTGTATTTCAGCATCAATGAGGCCGGAGCAAAGACGGCAAACGATATGATGTCATTCAGCGAGTATAAGACCGGGAGCAAGACTGCTGGTTACAAGGCACAGGTCGATAAGGCATACGAGCTGGCAGAGAAGGTAATCGAGGCAAGACCAACCGAAGAGGAAAGAGTGTCGAAGCTCTGCGAGAGATATTCGAGACGACTGGCTCAGAACATCAACAAGGATATTCAGATCGGCATGATGTGCCCGTCCGTGATGATTTCCGGAGCAGGCAACTTCCCGGTAAAGAAGAAGGAGAAGCAGGTCGCAGCCTGGGATAAGAACCACGAGGACTACAAGCAGGTGGAAGGAATCCTGCATAAGATTGAGAGCATCTTCTACGGCAAGGATGTTATCAAGTCGAGCGACGAGAATGCAATCGAAAAGTTGCAGGAGAAAGTGGACGAGTTAAGAGAAATCCAGGAGCAGATGAAGGAAGCTAATAAGGCAATCAGATTAAAGGACACGAAGAAAGGAGACGAACTTCTCCGAAATACGGGCTACACAGACGAGCAGATCAAGGACCTTAGAACTCCGGATTTTTGTGGCAGACTTGGCTTCCCGGATTATGCGCTGACGAACAACAACGCCAACATCCGCAGACTGGAAGGAAGAATTAAGAGCCTGCAGGAAACAAAGTCCAAAGGAACCCAGGAAAGCGAGAATAAGTTTTTCAAGGTCAAGGAAGATACGGATGCAATGAGAGTTCAGTTGTTCTTTGAGGACAAGCCTGAGCCGGAAGTAAGAGATGTGTTAAAACACAACGGTTTTAGATGGGCACCTTCCGTTGGAGCATGGCAGAGGCATCTCAATGCAAACGGAAAATCGGCAGTAAGAAGCGTGATCCGTGAATTGGAGGAAATGGAGGCAAAGGAATGAAGATAGAACCGAGAAAACCAAACGATAGAGGCGGGTGGTTGTGTATGCCACGATTAGAAAACTGTCCGGAAGGAAAACCTGGATGGGAGAAAGTCAACTGTCCGGTATGCGGCGATCCTTGCTGGAAGAGACCCGAGGATGCCGGAGTAATTGAAAAAAGTAAGTTAGATGGAGCGGCGTGCACGCTCTGCGCATTAAAGAAAGGAGCAGGGCAGAAATGACATTAGCAAAAGCGGCGACAGGAGTTGTTACATCGGGTGGAGGTGTCTACAATATCGGTTTTAATGATGGAGACGAGACACAGTTCGACGCTCAGAACTTAAAAGACCTGCAGGAATGCTGGGAGGGGTTCTGCAAGGACGAGAAGATCCAGCAGAATTGCGTGGACTACGTGGAGAGGGTGAGTTAGTGGAAACTCTGACACGAGAGATAGCGAATGAGTACAGAAAGAGAGCAATGCTTCTGCCAGCAAACGGATTGCAGGACATTGGCAAAAGAAGAGAGTTACGAAAAGAGCTGCAGGCCAGGTGCGATTTGACGGAACTGCAGGCAGTGAATATCATCAATGGTTTTCACATTCCGGACTATGTGAAGATAGCGGCAATCAAAGCAGAAAAGGAGGCGCAGGAAAATGAGAATTGAGAAAGAAGGATTTGTACTGAACTTGGAAGGTACCTGGTGCGAGATTTCCAATAAATACGGAGTCCAGGAACACGGAGACGTGGCAGTAAATGAAGAGGATATTCCGGAAGGATATGCAGAGAAGAAACTGGATCAGTTCATTGGCACTCATAAGGTCAGAGGGGTTATGAAAGCCGAGAACTGCGAGAAGAAAGTGGCATTCGACCCGGACACTAAGGAATACATTCAGCTACAGGCGGTAAAGCAGGCAGGCGACGATGTATATGTGGTGCAGAAATTTGATAATGAGCTGGTATTTATGGGCGAGATATGGAGCGGATGTAAGCACAGAGACGAAGTCCTGGATTGGATGCGATCCAACTACGAGGTTGAAAGTTGCTTGAGGGCAGAAGTGTATAGAAACCCATTAGGCGAATGTACCAATGACGGAATATCTTCATGCCAAAGAGAGTTATACGTCCTGGCGGCACAGAAAGGACCTTTTGAGCCGGAGGACATTAGACAGTGCGTGTACATAGAGAGGCGAGAAGTTATGGGTAAAGAGTACATTGACTGCAAGCCTGCATACTGCAGAAAACGTTGGTACATGATGGGCGGCAATTTTCTCTATACATCAGACAGCAGATTTAAGGAGATTACAGGGATCAGCTACCCGATAGCAATTCACGACAGATACGAAGGGAGGTAGACAATATGGTGATCGTTGGGTATTACGCTCACGGCAACAAGCATTACGTGGCATTCAATGAGAATGAGGAACGCCCGGACAGATTTATGATTACGGACGGATTTCACGACAGACCGGTAAATGAGCGAAACGTAGGCAAGTACAAGGGGTATGTCAAGATTGAGAAGTCTGAGTGCGACTTGAAGAAAATCATCGGACGCATCCGTGGTACAAGACCGTGGCATCCGCTGCTGAAATTGCTGCAGAAGGAAGCAGGGTAAATTTTTTTACCATAAAAGCTCGCAAATGTGAGCGTTGGAAAATATAAAATTCGCAATATGCGGTATTGGCTAAGAGATTAAGGAGGACAGGCAATGGAAGTTAAAGGAATCGTAACTATTGGATTGGAGCATATCCACCCGCACCCGGACAATCCGAGAAAAGATCTCGGAGATTTGACAGAGCTGGCAGAGTCCATTAAGAAGAATGGAATTATGCAGAATTTGACGGTAATTCCGAAAGAAGGAGAGCCGGGAGAGTATATCACAATCATCGGTCACAGACGAAGCGCTGCAGCTAAGCTGGCAGGAGTCACAGAAGCCCCCTGCAGGGTTGTCGAGGGAATGACTGACAAAGAACAGATGTCAACGATGCTGGAAGAAAATATGCAGCGTAACGATCTGACAATTTGGGAACAGGCACAGGGGTTTCAGATGATGCTTGACCTGGGAGAAACAGAGGACACAATCGCTGAAAAGACCGGCTTTAGCAAGAAAACGATCAGACACCGTTTGAACATCGCAAAACTGGATTCCAAGACGCTGATAGAGAAAGAGAGACAGGACGGCTACCAGCTGTCGCTTACGGATTTGTACGAACTGGAAAAGATCAAGGACGTAAAGACCAGGGATAAGATTTTGAAGGATTCCACAGATTCGAGAGATTTGGCAAGAAGAGCAATCAATGCTCAGAAAGAGCAGAAACGCCAGGAAAACATGAAGCTGTACGTGGCGATGATGAAGAAACTGGGATTAAAGAAAGCTCCGAAGGAAGCGGATAGCGAGTTTTACACGGATAAGTGGGAACGTTTGAAGGACTACAGCCTCGACAAGGAGCCACCTAAGACGATGAAGTTCGAGGATAATGGCGAGCCGATGTTTTACCTGGAAAGATACGGAACATTGTACGTGATCCGTAAGAAAAAGAAGGAAAAGCAGGCACTTACACCAGCGCAGGAAGCGGAAAGACAGAATAAGCGCAACAAGAAGCAGATCAAGGCAATTCTGAAAGAAGCGGCCAACACGAGGAAGGCGTTCATTGAAGGCATTTTATCTGGCAGAATTAAGAAGGTTACGAATGAAGAAAAAGTTGTTGCAGAACTTTTCGAGCAGATGATGAGTTGGGAGACATTCACAGGTCATAACACATTGAAGGAGTTTTTCCTGGGAGACAAGTGCTACAACGCTCAGAAAGAAGATATAGAAGCTGCAGAGAAGAAAATGGAAGGACTCAGCGTACTCTATAAACTGCTTTGCATGGTATCGGCAATGGTTGCTGATGCAGATTTGGTTGAGTGGAATTACACATACAACACGGTCAGAGGCAAGAGGGTAAAGGCATTCTACGGAATACTAGAACAGTATGGCTTCCAGTTCCCTAACGATGAAGAGAAAAGCGTGGTCGAAGGAACCAGTGATTTGTATGTAAAGAAGGAGTGTTAGCGATGCAGGAATGCGAGGGATTTATAAAAGATGCCGATTGCACCAAAGACACGCCGCTTATGTATGGAGAGCCGGATATACCGATATACGGTACTGGCAAAAGGATAATTCCGAGAGTTGAAGGCAGGAGAGACTCTTCCCATTTCGAGAAGATTTTCCTGCCGGAACTGCTACCGCTTGAGGAGTACGACCTGGTTGCAATACTTCTTTCCGGAGGAAAAGATAGCATAGCCTGCTATTACAAACTGCTTGAACTCGGGGTACCAAAAGAGCGGATGGAGTTTTGGCACCATGATATTGACGGTGGAAACCCGGAGAGAAAAATGGACTGGAAATGCACACAGAATTATGTGAAATCATTTGCAGAAGCAGAAGGAGTAAAGCTGAGACTTTCGTGGAGGGTTAATGGATTTTTCGGGGAACTGTATAGAATCGGCGCAAGCGAACCGGTTGAATGGCTTGATCCGGATACCGGAGAAGTAAGGCAATGCAGATTGTCGAGAAATTATCTACAATGCCAGGAAATTAAAGAAAAAGCCACGGAAGATATGGAAGCAGAACTGAAAAAGCTGGGTTATAGAATGAAATTCCCTGCTAAAACAGGAGATTTGAGCAGGAGATGGTGTAGCGCATATTTGAAAATTATGGTTGCAGACACGGTGATGTCAAACCTTAGCCGACTGCAGGAGTTAGAACAGCTTGGAGGGAAGAGACATAAATTTCCGGCAAAAGGCGGTACCCACCAGGGACGTTGGTGCAGCGGAAATCTAAAGGCGGCAGTCCAGGACAGTGTAACATCGAACCTGGAACAGACAAAGGAAAATGTAAAGATTTTAGTCGTCTCCGGAGAACGACGAGGCGAGTCAAAAGGACGCTCAAAGTATAACGAAATAGAAATACACAGGACAAACGCACCGGCAAAAGCACATAGAATAGTGCATCAATGGAGGCCAGTGATCGACTATTCAGAAAGAGACATATGGGAAGTTCTAAAGAGGCACAACGTCAATCCGCATCCTTGCTACAGAGCGGGATGGAATAGATGCAGCTGTGCGATGTGCATATTCTCTACTCCGAAACTGTTTGCGGGAATAAAGGAGATATATCCGGAAGAATTTGAGGCATTAAAGAGAGATGAAGAGATACTTGGCTTCACACTGGATAACAAATGCGACTTAGAAACATTCGTCGGAGATGCGGAGTCATGTGTATATCACGGAGATTTCGAGGCGTTGAGGAGTTTGATTACCGGAGAATTTACAATCGATGATGTGTATGTGAAGGGAAGATGGATGTACCCGGCGGGAGCATTTCATGGAGCGGAAGGAGGACCGTGTTAGGATGGAAAAGAATAAAAGACCGGAGATCACGGCGATATTGTCACTCTCAATCCAGCGGCATATCTGCCCGAACAACGATCCGAGAATTTACTGGGCCAGGGAAGTGACTTTCGACTACGCCACCACGAATGCGGTGCGGGTGGATTTTATGAAATTCAAGCCGGTAAACAATACGGTGTCCGGCATAGAGAAGGGAGACTTCTACTGCTACGAGGTTAAGTCCTCGGTAGAGGATTTTCACTCGAAGAACGGTCACAACTTCCTGGGAGACTACAATTACTACGTGATGCCGGAGGAAGTGTACGAGCAGATCAAGAAAGAAATCCCATACCAGGTAGGCGTGTATGTTCCGGACGGAATGAATTACCGGGGTGAGTGGTACGACCTTAAAGCAATCAAGAAGGCAAAGAGGAAAGATAGAAGCAGGCCAGTATCGGAAATGCTATTGATGATGTTCCGGTCTGCAGCACGAGATAGAAAGAAGGCGTTGAGCGATGGATATTAAAAACAAAAACGAATTAAAGAGAAGGATAGACCTGTTCTTGCATGACTTCACGCCGGAAGAATATAAAATCAACGAAGAGTTTTGCAAGGAAACCATGAGAATGATGGCTGATCTTATCGGCCACGTAGATAACAGACTGGATTCAGCGAATGCCAAAATTATTGCCGGAAGGAAGAGAGAAAACGAACTGGCAGAATACATCCTCAAAGAGTGTCATTTCTGCCCGATCCCGGTTGAAGTTAAATGCCAGTATGGTTTCAGAGAGAACGGATGTAAGAAGTGTTTATTGAAACACACGGATTTACTGGATAAGCCAAGAGAGGATTGACGTATGGTAGTGAATGCAAAATGCAATGCCTGCAAAGAAACCACAAAATATGTGGCGGGGTTCTTTGACGGACCAAAGGACAGGCATGGATGCCTGTTTGATTGCAAAAATGAGCAGTGCGAGATTTATCAAGTGAAGAGATTTACAGAGTCAGAGGCAGTCAAGGAAAGAATTAAGATTCAGAACTTGAACGGTCAGAAGGGAATGTATGCAGGCTATATTGCAGCGCTGAGGAAAGATGCCAAAATAACAATGATGAAAATGTCACAGATTGCCGGATGTAGTCCGGCAGAGTACAGTTCCTACGAGCATGAGCGGAAAGAGTTTGATCCGGAAATATACCGAAAATGCGAAAAATATCTGAAAGAGAAGGAAGGTGGAGGGCGATGCTGACGTTGCCAATAAAAAAGAAGTGGTTTGATATGATCGTCTCCGGAGAAAAGAAAGAGGAGTATAGAGAAATCAAGCCGTATTACGACAGCCGGTTTATGAATGCGTTCGGTTTTCTCCTGGTAGGCGGACAGATGGCATATGGAGAGGCGGTAACGGAAGAAATCCGGAAGCCGTGGCCGGTACCTGTAGTATTCAGAAATGGATACTCGAAGGGTTCGCCGGAAGTCGTTTGCAAATGCACCCTGCATTTTGGAAAAGGTAAGCCGGAGTGGGGTGCGGAACCCGGTGTATTATATTATGTGCTGAAAATAGAAAAAGTGGAGGAGGTAAGAAATCATGTGTTACTGGGATGATGGAGATTATTTTGAGCCAGGCGAATTTGACGAGAAAATCGAAGAGTTAAAGAATGAGCTTAGAGAATCGGTAAAAAAGGAAATCAACGATGAAATCGAGAAACTGCGCAAAGAGAATAAGGAACTGCAGGGTATTAAGAGAAACTTCGAGTCGGTGAAGAAAGACTTTGAGAGAAAGAAAGACGAGTGCGACAGGGCGATACGGAATGCAGAAAGCAAAGCCAAGCAAGCCAGGTTGAAAGAGTTAATGGAACATTTCAAGGTTACTCTTTGGGCGGTAAGCTGGGACTATCGGTATAAAAAGAAATGCGATAAGTGCGATAAAAACAGAAGAATCCAGGTAGTATTGCCGTCCGGGAAAACCGTGGACGATGAGTGCAGCTGCAGAGTGAATAAGAAGGTGTATTACCCAAAAGAGAATGTGCTATACGAATTAAGCGAGAGAAACAGAGAGTTCATGGCGTGGTACATGGCGAAAGGAGACAGAGGAGAAGAGTATTTTGTTGGAGGTCCCCGCACTGAATATGCGAAGGTAGTAGTGGATCACAATAAGGATTTCAAAGAAATAGAGACAGAAGAACTAAGAAAAGTATTCTTCACAACGAAGGAAGAGTGCCAGGCATTTTGCGATTATATCAATGGCACAGAAGTTTTGGGGTACGATTACAATGTTGAAGGTCAGCTGGTTGCACAAAGAGAGGAGACGGAGTAGATGAACAAGGTAATTTTAATGGGGCGCCTTACACGTGATCCGGAGGTTAGATATTCCCAGGGAGAGCAGGCTACAGCAGTAGCTCGCTACACCCTGGCAGTAGATAGAAGAGGAAGAAACCAGGAGAACTCAGCAGATTTCATTGCGTGCGTTGCGTTTGGCAAGGCGGCTGAATTTGCTGAGAGATATTTGCATAAGGGAACGAAGATTGTACTAACCGGAAGAATACAAACCGGAAGCTATACCAATAAGGACGGTCAGCGAGTATATACGACCGACATTGTTGCGGAGGACCAGGAGTTCGCTGAGAGTAAAAACACAGAGAGTAGTAACGCAGGAGGCTATAACACACAGCCTGCACCGGCGCCACAGTCGGGGAATGATGGATTTATGCCTGCAGGAGACGACAGCGAGCTACCGTTTGTATAGGAGGGCGAAGGATGAAACAGTACACATTGAACAGAAAAACATACAAGGATGTTAAGAGAATGGATCATCAGCAGATGGATGCATTCTGCAAGAATTTATACAAGGCAGGCCATGCGGACGGTATGAAAGATGCGGAAGGCTTAACTGAGGATGAAGTGAGAGAAGTTATCCTGGGCGTGAAGGGCATAGGACCAAAGAAGGCAGAGGATATTGTGAGCGCTCTGACTGCAGCACAGAAAGAAAGGAGTTAGTTGACAAATGGATAAGAGTAAAGTATATTTAGAAGTACCGGAGTTCACTGGCGAAAATGTACCGGTGGCAGTAGCGGCAAGAGTAATGAAAAAGGATCAGCAGTTTATACGCCAGGGCATTATCCTTGGATTTCTGAAATTCGGAGTTGCTTTCAAGAAGGAAGGGAGCAGCCAGTACGATTACTACATTTCCCCGATGAAGTTTTGGGAAGAGACAGGTTTTGTGTATGCCGGAGAGGAATGCTAAATAAGCCGTGAGAAGTGCTGAATAGGTATAAAAATTGATGAATAGGAAACATACAGGTAACAAAAACGCCAGCGGATGCGATAAATACGTGCATTACTGTTTCCTTAAAGGAAGCTGCAAAGGCTGGTAAGTTCTAAGAAGAACTAAAGTATTAATTAAGAAAACGTCGAAAATGCCGTAATCTCAAGGGGTTACGGCATTTTTTTGAGTGTAAATATTTTTGGGTAAAATGATATCAGATTCCGCAAATTTTAGCTGACAGCATCTGAATGTAGTATCCATATTGCACTAAGCGTAGAAGCCAAAAGTATCCTTTACAGCAGCGGGAACTTATGATAAAATTCTCACAAAGCATACAGATTCTGGATATCTTATCAGGTGTATACCTGTCAATTCTATCTAATATCAAATCAAAAAATCTATGCTTTTAATTCAATTTAGAAAAAAGCAGGAGATGGATACGCAGACCGGTTTCTGGGGACAGACCACGGGAGCCAGAAAGCACCGGTATATCGGAAAACACACATATGGCATTAAAATCCGTGATTTAGTCCGTAAGACTGCCTTTGGCATTAATTTTGCCGTGATCGGCATTGAAAACCAGAACAACATCGATTATACATTTCCAGTATGGGCAATGTCTTACGATGTTGGAGAATACGAAAAGCAGCTTAAGTGTATCCGCAGAAGACTTCGCAGAAAAGGAAAGGATGGTCAGTATTTAACAGCAGCAGAGTATTTGTGTGGATTTCAAAAAGATATACGTCTTTATCCGGTTGTGACATTTGTGCTATACTATGGAAAAGACGAATGGGATGCAGCTACAGATTTGCATGGAATGTTGGATTTTATCCGCTGTTCTAAGGATGATGAGAGTATGCGGCAGTTAATGACGAAAGATCCTGAGTATGGAAAAATGGAAGAGGATGCCTACAATATGGCAGCTGCCTATACAGGATCAGAGAATTTACTTGCAGTTAAAGATGATTATATCGAAGGGGGCAGGGTCAATATGTGCAAAGCAATTGATGATTTAATACTGAAAGGGAAATTAGAAGGACGAGTAGAAGGAGAATTGGATAAAACAAAAACAATCGTTAAGAATATGTTGCGGCGTGGCATGGCAGATGCAGACATTTGTGCGTTAGCAGAATGTGATGAGGTATTCTTAGAAGGAGTGCGTAAAGAACTATAA